AACGCAACATAGCCTGTGGCACTTCGTTAGCCGCAAGACCATTAGAAAGACCTACGCCTGGCTGAAAATAAATTTGTAATTCGTGAAAATATTCACGTTGGTAGTCACTAATCAAATGTGGGCATCTGCGAACACGGCGGATTTCATTGCCATTGTCGGTGTAATTAGCTTGGTCCAACATATAAATTAAACCATTTTGGTAATCGCCAACCAAATTCATGTTTTGGAAGTTTGCTTGGCAATTAGAACGGTGTCTGTGAAAAACGTTTTGATTGTCAACAGAAAGCCATTTATGCCACATTCCTGTAGAAATGTCATACGCCCAAGTTAAATCTATAGTTGGGAATGTGACTACATAAACTTCGTGGCCTTCTAGCTGATAAGTGTAAGCAATCGCATCTTCAATATATTGGTCCACAAGCGTGTTTTCTACAGCATGGGTAGAAATGCGTGTAGGAATATAGCCGTTCATCATCATAATTTGCGCTTGGCCACGAATATTGCGACTTACATAAGCAAACGAATTGCCAATCCTAGCCATACTAAATGGGGCGGCAATACCGTGCTGGGTATTGGTTCCTGGAATCCTTTGGAATGGGAATGGAAACAAACCAGCATCAATCCATACTTCAGATGATGTTTCACCCATCAAAAATACTTCACGGTTTGACACAATAATAGACACCAAATTATCTGGTGCGCCATCTTTGGAACTAAAGTTTAATTGATTGGAAACGGGGGAAAGAATGTTAGAACATCCCCATTGTTGGGTATTAGGCCGGTTATAAACAAAATAGTTATCAACAATATCTACAACAGTACCACCAGTAAATGCGCCATCAGAAGATGGCAAAACGCTAAAGTTAAGCGCATACATTGTCCTAGAAGTTACAGTTTGTGTGCCATTAACTGTATAGCTACCTGTTCCGCCAATACCAGTACCAAACGTTAAATTACAAGTTAAACCTGTTCCATTTCCATTTGTGGAAAAAGATACTGGATTTGAAGGTTCTACACTATAAGAATTAGATTGGCCAGAAGTAGTTAGGGTTAACCCTGTAATAACACCACTTCCGCTAATTGCAGTTACCGTATAACTAACTGGAACAGTATAAATACCGCCAATTGCTGTAACAATGTCATTAATTGCATAACCAGTGCCGCCTGTAACAATACTGTTACTTAATACTGTATTGCCACCATAAGCTGTAATAACTGTTCCAGCGTTTACTGTAGAACCTTGAATGGTTTGTCCTGGATAAATGGTACCACTAGAAATAGCGCTGATTGTCAAAATTCCACCGGCAAGTGAACCAGTAAAGGTAGCGGCTGTTGCAGAAGAATTGAACACTTCTGATGTTTCGGTTTGACTTAAATTAATTGTGTATGTACCAACGCCGCCTGTACCGGTGCCAAGACCAGTAATAATGGTTTCTGGTGTTACACCAAGACCAAATAATTGTTGTCCTACGGCAATCGTGCCGGATTTCATTAATGTGACAGTTAGGGTTGTCCCTGTTACTGAACCAATAAATTGGGCTGAAGCTGGGTTAGAAATACGCCAAGCATAACGATAAGAACCATCTGTAATATAAACAGATTGGCCGTTATCTGTAATTCCTACATGACCAGAACTGCTATTTAAAGTACCTACTAAAGTAGGCGTTAAAGTAGACGTTAAAACATATACATATTGACCACATACCGTAACGCAATATTGACCACCAGATACAGTACGCATACCACGTACTTCATCTTGATTAAATAATTGGGCTACAACAGTTAGTCCTGGCGTGGGATATAAAGCCACTACGCCATTCTGCCCAGGTTGTTTTAATGGGTCAGTTTCAGGACGAAAGTTAATACATTCCTGTGCATCTTGATAGATGGACGGGGCTTCGTATGATGGGCCAATAAATCCAAAATCCGGCATATAGCCCCTTTTATCTTAAGAAACCGCCGGTTAATATCCATCCAGCATCTTTTTGACGTCCAACCAACAAAGCATCACTAAATGTTGAAGCTTGGATTGGGCGCATATTAGTACGTTTTAAAGTTGCTTTTGCTTGTGCCGCAAACTTGCTAATCATTGCCATAGCCGTTGGGTCATTCTTTCCATACATAGGTGCCAAACGTTCGGCAAGACACCATCTAAGGGCCAATACGTAGCCCTGTGGCAACACAATATTGTCATAAACCGTTCCATAACGTGTAAACAATGTGTCAGCAAAAATGTGCATTTCACCTTGGGATGGATTTGGCCATACAAAAATGTTACCCAATGGGTCAGATGGCTGGTAATACATTGCTTTTGGCCAAGGACCTGATAAGGTCTTTAAACCAATCATTTCATAATTTTCAAGATTGAGGACTGCAACGGGATAGTCCAAACCCCCGTTAACAATAGGAGTACCGTTACTATTAGTATTAATTCGCACAAAGCTAGACTGAATAGCAAGAGGGCGCTGATAATAAGCATTAATGGCTGTTGAAGAAACCGTTTGGCTGATACTAACAGTATATGTGCCATTATCATTAACGTTGCCACCGGCGCCCGTACCAAACGCAGTAATAGTTGTACCATTTGCAATTCCTGTTCCACTTAGGGTTTGCCCTAATGCCAAAGCACCTTGGGTAATGCCAGTAACAGTTAATACGTTGCCGCTGATAGAACCAGTAAAGTTAGCGCCAATTGTGCCGCCAGGACCGATTGTGTATTGAATTTGACCTGGTGTAATTGGAAAAATGATTTCAGTCTTATAGCTAACCATCATGGATTCGTTAGACCATTGGTCAACCATGTCGTTTAACATTGAAAACGCATCTTGTACGGCATCAGCAGTTGGTGTTTCCCCAGCCGCTAAAGCGCCAATGTCTTTTAACGCACCGCTAATAATGTCAATTGGCTGGGCCATATTATTCCACCGTAAATGTATTAGCTAACCATGGAAAATCTACTTTTTGTTCTTTTTCCAATGAATTTAATTGTGTTTCAAGATTTAATTTTATTGCATTTACATCATTTTTAGTAGTATCTGATTCAAGCCATCCAATTAAATCAGATTCCTTAATTTCTGCAAATGATTTTTTTATTAAATCTTCAGAAAACACATGATAACCTTCTGTTTCTACTGTATTTTTACCATCAAAAGCCGATAATAAATAACGAACGCTTTTACATTCATTTGTTATATTTAAAATTTTCCATTGATAATTAATCATGCTGGCATTGTTACTACATTCCATGTTTTTGTAGATTCATCCCAAGCATACATTTCGTTACCAGTAGGCATTGGTGTTGGTGCTGTCCATTGCCAATTTGATTGATTCATAGTCCAAGAAGGAAATGGTGATGGGCCATAAAAAACTTTATAGGTAGCATCATACGTATATCCTATTCCAGCATAATTACCGCCTTTATCGGTTTGACCATTTGCATCAATATACGTTTCAATCCAATTAGAAGCATCAGGTAATGTAGCAATATGTTCATAATCTGAAACAATAACTTGCTGAACTTTTCCATCAATAACTTGAGCAAAATAACTCATGCTGTGTAACTCCCTGAAGATTTAAAGTAAAGCATTACATAACCATCCATGTAAGTAATTCTAGGGCTTCCAGTAGTTGTTCCTGAATAATTGGCAGTTGGTACGCAAATAATTACTGCACCGCTACCACCAGGTTGTGAAGTTCCACCATTTGAATAAGAACCAGCACCACCACCGCCGCTATTAAATCTTGGGTAAATAGTATAAGGACCACTACCACCGCCAGTTGCTCCACCGCCGTACCATCCGCCGTCATCTAATGTAGTTGCCGCACCTGAAGTATTTCCAGCTTGACCGCCACCAGCAAAAGTGCCGCTAAAATAATAAACTCCTGGACCGCCTAATGAACTACCTGGTGAAGCATATAGATTTCCAGCGCCTGTTCCTGAACCATTATTGGTGTTACCACCACCACCGCCAGCAGAAGTAATGCTTCCAAATACTGAACTTCCACCAGTATTTCCTGTTGAATTGTTTCCAACTCCAGCACCACCAGCACCTACTGTAACTGTATATGCGGTGCTTTGTGTAAGGGTTAATGACCCACTTGAAACATATCCACCATTTCCACCACCACCCCAGTTAGTTCCTGGATTGAATCCACCGCCTGAGCCACCACCGCCTACAACAAAGTATTGAACTGCGTAAGTAGAGCCGGAAGCACCAGCCGCAATCGTGATACCGCCAGCACTATTTGTAATCGTAATGCCTGTACCAGCAGTTAAAGTGGTTCTAGTAAATCCTGAACCATTACCAATATCAATTTGACCGTTGGATGGAGTAGAAGTTAATCCTGTACCGCCATTAGCTACTGCTACTGTACCGGTTACGTTAGCCGCATTTCCTGAAATATTGCCTGATACGTTAGAACCAGCAATGCTTCCGCTAAATGTAGTAGCACTTAAAACACCAGTAGAAGGAACAAAACTTAATTTTGTAGATGATGTAGTTTGTGGCAAATTACCACTTGTTGATGAAACAATTGTTGGGTACCAAGTAGAACTTGAACTGGTGTTATCGGTTATAGCAGTATTTGTTGCGTTTGTTGCTGTAGTTGCTGTGGCCGCATTTCCACCAATAGAAAGGCCAGATGCAGTACCGGTTAAGTTTGTAGCAACACCGCTTGATGGTGTGCCTAATGCACCGCCGTTAGTTATAACAGCGCCAGCAGAACCTATGTTTACAGCTAATGCTGTAGCAACACCCGTACCCAATCCGCTAATACCTGTAGATACTGGCAAACCAGTAGCATTTGTAAGGGTTGCAGATGATGGAGTGCCTAATGCTGGTGTTATTAAAGTTGGGCTAGTTGCTAAAACAATACCACCTGAACCGGTTACAGCTTGTCCTAATGCAGTTTGTACGCCAGTACCAAAAGAAGTAATACCTGTTCCACCGTTAGCTATATTTAATGTACCAGCAAGTGTTATAGCGCCAGAAGTAGCTGTAGAAGGCGTAAATCCAGTTGTTCCAGCACTAAATGTAGAAACAATGCTACCTAACGAACCCCAGGTTGGAACACCGCCAGATAATGTTAAATATTGACCATTTGAACCAGCGGCCAAGAATGTAGTTGCACCGCTACCTGATTGATAAGGTAATGAACCAGCCGCACCGCCAGCCAAATTGGTTGAGGTTGTTGCATTTGTAGCATTAGTAGCATTGGTTACAGCAGTTGTACCGATTGCAGATACTAATTGAGCCGCAGTTGCTACGGTATAAGCGCTTGTGCCATTACCATATAGAACGCCTGTAAGAGTACCAGCAACACCTGTACCGCCATAAGAAGCGCCTATAACGCCAGCGTTCCATGTTCCAGCAGTTAGCGTACCAACGCCAGTAATGCCGGTATATGAACCGCTAATATAGCTAGAACCAACTGTTCCAGAAGTAATTTGATTGCCATTAATAGCAATAGAAGTATTAGTTACGCTTGATACTTGACCGCTTGCATTAGTTGTCAATACAGGAACGCTAGATGCTGAACCATAAGTACCAGCAGTTCCTACTGGTGTAATGCTAAATACATAACCTGTAAGGGTTAAACCTGTACCAGCAGAATAAGTTGTTGAAACGCTAAAATTACTCCAAGTCATTGCAGTAGTACCAAGCGTTCCACCTGGTTGTGCTGTGCAATACCATGCAGAACCAGCTTGTGTACCATATTCAACAAACACTAATGCGCTAACATATTGCGACCATGTTGTTGAACCTAAAGCATAAGTCCATGCGCCACTATTTACTTGATAAATACCATTTTGTGCGCTATTAGTTTGGTTTTTTACTAATACTGTATTGCCAGCTACTAATGAAACAGTATCAACTGTTTGCAGTCCTGACAATGTAATGTTTGTAGTTGTCGCCGCAGTAACAGGGTTTTTCCAACTAATGCCAGCGGCATATGATTGCAAAGTTAATAAATTGACAATATCTGTTGCACCTGAAGCATTTGTGCTGATTGTTCCAGTAGTTGTAGCAATATTGGTAAAAACACCAGTAGAAGGTGTAATTGAACCAATTGGACTACTATCTAACGTACTATTAGTGATTGCTAAACCTGATTGAACAGGGTTAGAAGTAGCGTAAAAAGGTTTACCTTGACCAATAAATGTATTAAAACTTCCGTCAACGTTAAAATACGCTTGAACCGGCAGTAAATTCTGTACCGCAGAATTTGATGGTGTAGTCATACTAAACCTTAATAAGCGATGCAGTTGACTAGAACGGTGTCCCCAGCAGTCATGTTAGCGGCCGCACCAGTAGTAACTGAATAACTTGTAAAAGTTACTGAAGAAACGGTGCTTCCTGTTAATTGTAAAAATACAGCATTACCGCTAGTAACGTCTGCCGCAAATCCTAACCATCCATTAGGTGCAGTAGGAAGGTTAATTGTTCCATTAGCCGCACCACCAGTACCAACAGTTACTTTGAAGCAAAAACTGTTATTGGCAAGAATAGTAGGATTTGTACCCCAACCAGAACCTAAAGTTGGGTTTGTACCAGAAATTAATAAATTGCCTTCAATACTTAAATTAGTAGCATTTAATGGTGTTTGTAATGCGTTTCCGCCTTGACCAAAAAGACCCAGGCAGTTGCCATTGGCATCATATTCGGCCTGTACGGGCAAAAGATTGATTACTGAACTATTAGCTACGCCTGGGTTTGCCATAATTATTTCCTTACGATTGGTCGGCCATTGGCATTACATACAAAGTTCCAGAAGTACCGATAGTGGTAATGCTGAAAATCTGTGGTACTGCAATGACTGTAGGTTGGGACATTGCTACACCCAATACAAATGATTGACTGCTATTCCCGCCAGTTGGCAAGACCGCCGCTGGTGCTGAACCAACACCCTGAACTACAGGGGTAATGGTAATAGCAACAGGGTTTGCACCAGTATTGAGGAAACCACAATAGTTGATTTGGTCGTTGCCGGCTGGGGTAATAGTTACAGCAGTAGATGACGTTCCACTAACGGTAATTGCCGTTGTGGGGCCAATAAAGCGATATACCGAAGTGTTAGCCATGGTCAGTCCTTAAGCGGCGTTAGTTGGCAGAATTGTGCCTTCTAAACGGTCAACAGCCAAAATGTAAGTACCAGCCGCTGGGGTTACAGCAGAACCAGAAGCATTTACAAATTGGATGCTTAATGTGTTAGCGGCAGAAACCCAAGCATTAATAATGCTGATGCTGGTTGTTTGTGCGCCATTAAATGAAAGATTTACGCAATCATTAACAACTAAGCCAGGAATGGTAAAAGTTTGGGTAACAGTTGTGCTACCGGAAACTTGTGCTGGTGTTAAAGATGGATAAACCAAGAAAGAAGCGTAGATATTTCCACGCAATACTGTAGTTTGAAGTGACATGATTTTTCCTTTAAATGAGGATGATTAATTATAAGTCCAAATAGGAAAAAAGCCACCCCTTTTGAGGATGGCTTTCCCTTTACTTCTTACTTAATTAAGCCCCAATAGGGTTTGTTAAGTTGTAGTTGCTAAAGTCGTAACCGTAAACATAAATGTCAGCGGTAGCGGCTTGTGCAGTACCAATACGAACATACAAATTCTGTTCAGCTTGGATTGCAGTAGAAGCAACAGTTAACTGGTTAACTACTGAAGCACCGGTATTGCCTGATAGTGCAGTAGCGCCAGCAACGATAGCTGTACCTTGTGCATTAGCGGCTGGGTATAGACCAATAGTGGCCGATGACAAGCTTGCTGAAGCATTAGTTACGATTACGTTGCTAACTGAAAAGTTAGTTGTGTTTTGAACTGGGATTAACAAATCGGTGTTTGCACCTTGGTTCAAGTTTGCGCCAACTAAAACACCAATCAAACGGATAGCTTGGTTAGAAGCTAGATTTGATGGGTGAATCGTTTGGGTTGATGCTGGTCCTGGATTGCTCATGATTATTTCCTTTAATTTGGTTTAAAAAAGTGGGGTTTTTAGGCCCCACTAATTAATGCTTACGATGCAACACGGCAAGCGAGTTCTGGGTAGAGTGGCGCCCAGCCGTACAACACATCCAAACGAGTAGGAATACTATCGTTATTGATGGTGTATTGGCGCACGACACGCATACTCAAACCAATTTCCTTATCAGATGCACGACCAGCAAAGTGAACGCCTTCAGGCAACTCAAGGTCTGCTACTGCAAGCGTAAACGCATTGCGGTGCATGATGATGTTTTGTGAAGAAGTTGTACCGGTGTTGTTGAAAGGATTAACAGTCTGTGAACCAGTTGAAGTTACGCTAACGTTCTGGAACTGACCAGCAGTAATAACGGCTGGGGAAACAGTAACAGAAGCAGTACCACCAGAACTGATAGATACAGGTGCAGTAACAACGAATGAACGTAGTTTGCCTGAACCGTAAGCTTGACGGTTTTGTGGGTTAACTGCATATACACCGTTGATGGTGAATGTGTCACCTTGGTTCAATGTAGCGGCCGCACTTGTAGCACCAATAGTGATGGTAGAAGTTTGTGCCCAACCTGAAGTCAAGAAGCCAGTTGCAGTTGTAACGTTGCAAGACAATGTAGCACCGGAGTAGCTACCGAATGTTTGTGCCTGAACGTTTTGGTCCATTTTCCAGTTCATGCCGCCGGAATCACGACCCATCAAACCTTTACGATACTGTTCGCCAATTGCTTCTTGTGGAACGAACAAACCTTTCAAGCTATCAACAATAGTTGCGGATGTGAATGGCTCAACGATACAGCTACGGCGACCGTCACGTGGCGCACCTTCAGAATCAAGGTAAGCGGCGGCTGTCAAGTAGGTAATCAAACCAGTTGGTGCTGTACCAGCAGTACCAACGATGTTAGCGGTATTGTTTTTAGCCATCAACAAACCATCACGGTCCATCTTATTTGCAATAGTTGCTACAGCGGGTTTCAAAACTCTGTCCGAAAACATATCCAAAGACAATGCCAAATCTTGGGTTGTGAACTGGGTCGCAACTTGGAATTGGGTTGTCAATGTAACAGGTACAGAAGTTTCGTTGAAATCTTCAACTGACAAAGCGGGACCTGTCGCACCAACGAAACGTCCAGGACGTCTTACGTTAACGGTTGCGCCAATTTTTCCACCAACGACAGCGAACTGATCATCATAATTGCGGTCAACTTCAGAAGTAAATGTTAGTTCGTTTTCTAGAACCATCAAAGCTTCATTAGTAATTTTTGAAATCGTCAATAAATTATTTGCCATGATACTAATTCCTTTAAGGATAAATTAAATTGTTACCTTAACGAATCTTTCCTAATTTGCGGCCGGCTTTCCAAGCTTGATAGTCGATTTGTTCGCCATCTGTATAAACGCTTTGACTGCCAGTCCCACGAATAGGATTAATAGGTTTCGGTGCATTAGACTTCACCGCAACAGGCTTACTCTTAGCTGGTTCTTCGGTTTGCACCTCAAACTTCGCTTCCAACTTACCAATCATTTTCAAAGCTTGTGCAGTAGATAGGTTTGCAATCTTGGCGCCCAGTTCATCATCTGAAGCTAATTCATACAGAATCCGTGGACCAACATCACTTTCCAAAATCGCATCACGCACCGCATCACTTACAGCAACGGTTGATGATGCAACCATATCTTCGTAATCAGGTAATTCAGCTTTTACTGCTTCAAGCTTTTGTTGCCAAGTTTTCATTACTTCTTGTTGCTTGGCTTGTTCAGCTTGTTGCTTTATTTCCTGTTCACGTCTTGCTACTGCTTCGTTTGCTGACCATTCGGCTAAAGCTTCAGCGTATCTAAACGCATCTGCATAGTCATCAGGTTGTGGCTTTGTATTGACCTCATTCGTTTTCTTATTCGATTGCTGTCCTTCTAAAGCTTGCAAACGTGCTTCCAGCGCTTCCCTAGCGGCACGTTCTTGGGCGGCTTGTTCTTCTGCCGCTTTACGTGCTTTGGTCAACTCTGAAAACCGCTTTTCCAACTTGGGGTTGGGTTTTCGTTCCTCTGTTTCGGTCGTTTCCTGTTCAGTTACGGCTGGTTCACTCTGACCTTCTTCGGCTACTGGCTCTGAAACTGGAGTTTCCTCAACGGTTTCAGCCGCAGTTTGGGCCGGTTCGGTAGCTAAACCTAACTTATTAACATTCCATTCAACTACATTCTCACTTGTTACAACGTTTGATGCCAAACGTTCTGCTACATTTGCTTCTGACATGGATAACTCCAAGATTTGACCCGCTGAACCCAACGGTAGGTTGTGACTATATTACAACACTTTATTGTGGTTGTGCAACATTTCCTTGTCCTAATCCGACATTTGCTTGACCCATGTATTCGTACTGTTCACGGTTACGGGCGGCAATTTCTTTTTCAAGGCGATTGGTGTCCATATGGTGTAACAAAAGTTCCATAATGGCATCAATTTCCATCTTATTTTGGCTAGTAATTGACCGTGTGTTCTGGTCATGCACTTTAACGCCAGCATTAAGGATTGCCCTTTGGTCCTCATGGGCTTGTTTAACCTGTTCAATGTCCTGGCGCTGTTTAATCATCATCTGTAACTGCTGATTTTGCTGGCCCATTTGTTGCATTGCGGCTTGCATCTGTTGAATCTGCATTTGAACCTGTGGCGGAACGCTTGAATTGTCATCAATATTAGCCAATGGGTTAACAGAAGCCAAACGGTCTGCAATAACGTCTGCACCTGGGAAATCCATGTTGCGGAACACCAAATCACCGATTTGACCAAACAAATTAGGGTTGGCTGTCAAAGCGGCCATCATAGATTCAACGGCTTCTTGGCGCTTAGTGCTGTAGCCAGGGCCGGTGTCCATAACAATGTCATATTGACCAACGGTTACGTCATTCAATATTCTTTCAATGCCGTTTTCATCCTGACTTTTTTGATTTAGGGTAATAACTTTAGGCTTACCGTCATCCCCAATAATCCGCATTACCCGTTCTTTGTCATAAATCTTAGGAATCAGGTCAAGAATGATGTGACCAGTATGGGCAATAGAACGTGTCAAATTATCGTAATAGTGGAAATTGGTCATGTCCACTTGCATTTGCTGACCTTGCAATGCTTTACCGCTGATATTGCCTTGTGGTAATTGGCTTGGGTCATAAATACCTACTACTGCCATTAAGTCTGCATTAATTCCCGCCGCCGCTGACATAATTCCCGCTGGCGGTTGTTCCGGTGCTTGGCGGATGGGGGGTGGTGCCGGTTGGCCATCGGTATCAGTCTGCTTATACCGTAAATAAGCCATGGTTTTAGTATTAGCTTGTGACCATTCGTTTTCGTGACCCTCATCTTGTCCTTCCGCCATAATCCATTTGGCTTTGGGCGCCAGGGCGACCGATTCAGTAATTGATGTAACCCAGAAGTTATACATTCTTTGTGGGTCTTTGGCCATACGAACTAGACCAAATTTCTTACGTTTTCCTTCAATAACCAGTTGTTGACCATAAGTAGGAATAACTGGAATGTGCTTACCAATCCAACGGCCTTCTTCAAGGATTTGCATAGCTGTTAGCTTGCACCAATGGATTTCTTTGCGCCATGATGTACGTCTGGACACTTCATAAATGCCAGCGGCTTCCAAAAGGTCTGGATTTGGCATTTCATCTTCATAAACGTGTGTGCCATCGGACAATAAAATCAGTTCGGTGTTCACAATCTTGGTGTAAAAGTATTCAGCAAGGCGAATATCTTCTTTCATTACCCATTCAGCATTGCTATCACCTGTACCACGTGCGCTAAATCCGCTTCCATCTTCTGCGCCTGGGTACATAGCCCTGAAGTTTTCTTTAGGGATTACCGTTGTGATTAACACTTTTTCGGCATCTGAACCGTCAGGTAGCACCGAATTGGGGTCAAAATATACGGTAAAAGGGTTGTCAATCGTATCAATGTAGATTTCTTGGTCAAATGACTTTTCGTTTACATATTTGGTATTTACACGCCAATATCCCCAACCCATACGCACGGCTGATTCATAAGCGGTGTCATATGCGTGGTCTGCATTGGATTGATTTTCAATGTGGCGACAGATACCAGTAATGATTTCTGCCATTTTCTCGTCAGATTCATGGTTCATACCATGCGCCTTCATCCGGGGGCGTTGCTGACGTTGTTGATTGCATAGCTGGCGGATATACGCATCCACTTTATTGATTGTCAGGCAAGGACGGCTTTCGACTGAACGGCTGTTTTGGATTTCAACTGGCCATTGGTCGCCACCAGCAAACTTTAAGTCATCAAGGGCTTCTGAACGGTTATTGGTATCGGCATCGGCCGCAAATCTTAGGAATTGTTTTGCATCCTCAATTCGTGGGTCGTAATCGTATTCAACCGTTTCAGCCATAATTTATCCCATCCAACTAGATTGAACGTGGGGAACCGTCCTTTTGGGCGGCTTCCTTGGTTCGTTAATCATTAATCCTATGTACCTGAAGGCATCGGCCCCGTTACTGTAATGGTCGTGAAGTGGCTTCTGACTAAACTGTTTTGTTTCGGGGTCAACATCATACCGGTAATGTCTTAAGCATTGTAAGCCTTCTTCGCAATTTTGCCTATCAAAATAGCATTTGCTGAAGATTGTTCGTGCCGCATTAATCGAATCTGAAACTGGAACACGGTCTAGAACTTTTGTCATTAAACCAGTTTGTCGTACAATTTCCTCTATGGAACGACCAGTTCCTAAGGACTTCGCTTTTGCATCGTGTGGCAACCAGATGGTATCAATCATGTAACCAAATGACTGGATTTTTGCCAACCAATAGCTAATCGTCTGCTGTCTATCTTCCAGGTATCGAATAAGCCGTGTTTCAGTTGGGAATAGCTGGACAAACCACACGGCCGTATGGTCATTCCACCCCAAATCGAACACAATATGAACGCCTTTGGTTGCATCGTATGGCACGTTTGTAATGCGGCCTTGTAATTCAGCCATAGTCATTTCTTTGGCAAAGATAGCACCGTCAATAGTCTGGCGTGGAATACCTTCCCATACGTTGTTATATGCTTCTGGGTCACGTGATTGAAGTTGTCGGCGTTCTATATCCAACACTTCTGGAAAGTATGGGTTGTCACTCCAATTAAGCTTAGTAACAATGGCGTTATCCGGCGGATTTAATACAAAGCGCTTATAGGTTTCATCCGTGGGTAGTTCTGGGTTAAAGCTTATCCAGATTTCGCTGTTTTCTTTACGGATGGTAGGTATTAAAACCCCCCAGGAAAGGGAACTAACGTTGTTGGCTTCCTCTACCCAGCAAATATCAATTCCTTCGATAGATTTTAGACCGTTGATATTGTTCTTAATGCCGGCAAAGATGAACTCCGAACCGTTGATACCCCTAATGGTGTTTTGGGTGATTTCATAATGGGCTTCTAATCCCATGGCATAGATTTGGTCACTTAATAGCTTGTGAACAGAATCTTTAATGCTGGTTTGGAACTCACGGGCGCATAGAACACGAATAGGGCTTTTAATGCCTTTAATCAGTAGCGCACGAGAAATTCCCCAAGATTTTGCACCCCCACGTCCACCGTACAGGATTCTATAGCGTGATTGCTTGGGTTCAAATAAGCATCTTAATTTGGCTGGAAACCGTTCCCTAGCAATGGCATCTTTAATCTGTTGTGATGGTTCCATCAGGTTCCACGAACGTTATTACTACGCCAGTCTTTAGTTCAGCACCATTAGGTCCTTGGATTTCTTGAATGGCGATTGCCTTGCCATCCAGTCTATCCGCTACTTCTTTTACGGCCCATGCTTCACCGGCTTCTGCTTGGTCAAGAACCTTATCTACTATCTTGGCAATCTTCTGGGGATTCTGGGCTAATGCCCTACGCATAGCATCTAGGAATGGCTTATTCTTGCTGGCGTTATTATTGCCAGGCTGTCCACCCCTTGAATTATTCGTTTGTTCGTCCATATTCTTGAATTATAAATACTTTTTGTGGTATTTACGCAACAGTTGTAGTAGCTTCTGTTGATGCTGGGTTACCTTCGGATGTAATTGTAATATCACTAGGATTAATCGCTGGTGCTTGTACCGCTAAATGGTCATCTACTTGCTGTTTAGCGCTTGCATGAAGCTTGGCATACAGTTCCATTACTAATTCCATAGGTAGCTTTTTAAGGCCAGCTAAGATGATTTCCATTTCCTGTACGGAATGGCTAAATTCTAGTTTTAATGTATCTAAACTCATTTTTTCTTACCTTTCTTTTTTTCTGCTTCACGTTTTTCAGAATATGCTATTGCTACTGCTTGTTTGACTGGACGTCCAGCCTTAACTTCGGTGGCCACATTCTTTTTGAAAGCGGCGGGTTTTGCTGATTTTATTAGGGGCATGATTAACAGTTCCAATTTTTAAGTGATGCTTTAGCCCTTTCAGCCGGACCTTTAGCTTTTTTTACTACGCCTTCCATTCTTGCACAAAATGATGCCTTACGACCCTTATCCTTTTCAGTCTTTGGGTTAGGTGCTGGTGCTTTCAAATTACTACCGTTCTTAGCGTTGTATTCCTCACGCCCTTTAGCAGTCATTCCGGCGCCCTTTTCAGTAGGATTGTAAGTCTTACCCTTGCCAGTTGTTTTATGGGCGATTGGTTTGTCGTGTTTTTTAGTAGCCATTATGGTTTCTTTGCAGTTTTAGCTGATTCTTTAAACGCTTTAGCTGTTGGGGCGCCCTTAGTTCCAGGTTTACGCATCTTTTCTACTGGCTTGCCTTCAGCTTTTTCACGTTCAATACGTGCCTGTTTTTTATGGATATTGGCGTAAAGGCCAGGTTTAGTTGCCATTTTTAGCAGTCTTTCTGGTAGTTGCCTTTTTCAATGCTGGCTTGCGTTTAATAGATTTAGGGGCCGGAAATGGTGTTTCTGGCGTTTCATCTTTAATTTGAAATACGTAATGAACATCCAAATTTTCAACAACCATGTCAACTTTTTTGGTTTTATACCAACCAAAGTGGTTCATTAGCTTTTCAAACAACGGGGTTCCATCTAATAGTTCCATTATGCTTCTTCCTTTTCAGTAGTAAAACAAACGTCTTGCCATGACATGATTAAATAACGTTCTTTGTCGTGGAAGTATTCTGTGAACTTTAAATATTCTTCTTGGGCATCTTTACTCATTGTCCCAAATCTTATGTAATCACCGACTTGTACCGGCATTGCTTCACGGCGCCCGTTTATTCTTCTTCCAGGGCCTACAGCGACAACAGTACCCATATTGTCGGCTTCTTTGTTGTCAACAATAATTACGGTACTTAGAGTGCGTTTATCCGGACGTACAACAATTTTGTCGCCCATGGGTTTTAATATAAAATCTACATCAGCCATTTAGTTCTCCGTACTACTTGGTTAGAAAGGCCTACAAGTTTCACGTGCTTGTAGGTCTTTCGCTTTTAATCTTCGTCTGATACTTGTGTTGGTGCTTGTGTTGGCGGTTGTTGACCTGAACCAAAAGTAAATGGAATGTCCTTGCCCGCTTTGGGTGGTGCAGTCCAAGTACCTTTGTTTTTAGCCAAATTCACCAATCTTGCATCCTTTAGATAAGCTGATGTTTTCAGCAAATCAGTCAAGCTAGTTTGGTTACTAGCTGGGTTCAGATTGGCGGTAAATTCTGCCATAATTACATATCGTCCTGGTCGTGACCTACACGTTTGTGGTCATAACAAACTGACTCACCCATGTTACCGCTATTAAATTCACCCAAACGGCCGTCATGCTTACCCATGTGTGCGGAAGGACGTACACTTATGCCATCTTCCATACCCATAGCTACACCGCCAACAAGCTTACCATGACGTTCGCCGGTAGTATCGCTTGATGTTGCACCCTTAGGTACTTTTTCGCCAGATACGCCAGGCATGAATTTGGTGGAATTTACGCCCTTTTCAGAACCCTTTTTTTCGCCAGTACGGTCGCTTGATTTTGCGCCTTTTGGCTCAACTTCTTTGTTGTAATAACCCATAATATTTCCTTTTTGCAAAAAGAACTAGAAAAGCCTAGTTTACCTATTTTATAACTACTTTTTTGATTTGGCTATATCTTTCAATATGCCATGCTTCTTTTGGTCATCTGGCCCCATCATTGGCACACCAGCTAATCCTATGCCGGCAAACAATGGTTGACCGTTTTCCATAATGTCTTTTTTAGCCGTTTCTGGCATATCAAAGTAATGCACTTCTTCACCAGCAATTTTATTAAAAATTTTCATTTTTTCGTCTGCTGGCAATTGTCTGTATTCATCCATTGTATAACCTTGATTTTTGATACCTTCTTCAATATCTTCAGTTCTTAAATTTCCGCCTGAATGTTCCAAATTAGCTTTTTTAACGGCAATACCCCATTTTTTACCATACTTATTAATAAAATCTGGAAGAATTTTGTCATAAAAGCCTTTCATACCTTCACCGCCAATTTCTAAACCTTCCCCAGAAATAGATTTAGAATCACTTCTTTCAATAATTTTTCCTTCATCATTAACAATTTTTTTGGCCATTTCTTTGCCTAAATGTTCTTCAATTTGTTCTGGTGTATAACTATCGCCCATATGGGAACGTTGGTTTTTGTCTATAGCACTTACTGTATAAGTACCGTCATTATTTTTTTTGTAATAAATTTCATCAAGGTGTCTGCGTAAGTTGTAACGTTCTGCCTGTTGTTTTCCTGTTGTAAACGCTACACCTTCGTAATCGCCTTTAGCGGCAATATCTAAAGCTTGCTTCATCAACATTTCGTGCCAATTCTTTTTAAATGGGGCATCTGGTATGCCATTTTTAATTTTGCTTTCTAATTTTCTTAAAGCATTTAATTGGTCATCAGCTTTGGCAAATCTATCTGTTAATTCAACTGGGGCATCTTTTCCTTCATTAGTGTAAGGCAAAGCTTCATTAAGAATTTTAGTTTTTTCTTCAACTAATTGTCTTTGTAAATCTAAATTTTTATCTAATTCTTGTTTGTTGTAATATCCTTTTTTACGCCCAGCTTGGTGCCAATCCGATTGAACTTCTTCAACCATAAGCGTACGTTTACCGTTAATATTTCGGTTTGTAAGCCTTAAATGGCCTAAAATATTAGGTTGGTCATAATGACTAGATTGAAAATCTGGGCGTTCAGCCTTATGCAACATAGCGCCTAATTCATGATTTGGACCATTTGTATTAATATTTTTTAAAGCATCTTGATATTTTTTACTTCCCATTATTTTAGGGTCAAGATTTGCTGGCAATTGTGACAATATTTCACGATATTCTGTGTATGGACCTGGCAATGTGTAATCTTCATATTTAGCGCCATCATCATGCAAATTCAAATTGCCTTCTTCCATATGGTGTTGGGCCAAAGCTGATTCAACATCACTTATATCGTATAAACCACGGCCGTTGCTTAAATCCAAAAAACGCCCATTTGGGGTTTTAATTGAATAACCCATGTCATCATTGCCATATACATCATATCCAAATTCATCGTAATAATGACGTTCTGGATTTTCGTAATACATATCAGTAGCGGATTGTTTAGCTTGTGCAAATAATGAATCTTTTACGTGTTCATGTAGTGCCGCATCTTTTTCTGGGTCAGTTTCATGACCAGCATATTCTTCAGGAAATTGTTGTTTAATTGCTTCTTTTTCCTGATGGTATATATCTGGGTCATTCATCATGTCATGATGCAAGTCGTTATATAAAGAACTTACATAATCGTGGTCGTAATGCACATCGCCACCTTCCAAACGGTAATCATCTGGATTTATTCCATTACCTTCATTGCTTAAAATATGTTCATCCAGCCTTATACGATTTTGATTCATGAACTTTGTAAGTTCTTGTTTTGTAACAGTTGGATGTTCTTGCAAATACGTTTTTAACCCAGTATGTTCAAGTTCTTCAGATTTAACACCTGGCGTTTTTTCCAATTGTTTAAGAATTTGTTCGCCTGTACCTTTTGGCTGTTGTATTTTTACAACGGCGTTTTCTAACGCAGAATGAAACCCCATTTCGTCTGGTTCAGATTTAACTATATTGCCGGCTTCCTTAGATACGTCTTGAATAGACATACCTACGGGTAAACCCTTAGTTAATTTTGCCGCTTTTGTTGCTAAGGGGGCGGCCATTAATGCCGTATTTGCTACATCAAAAGTAGGTTCAAAACGGCCTGTTTTCCATATATCTAAACGGTTTCCGCCGGTGCCTGTAACTTCAGATGGGTTTCTAAATGGATAATCGCCTTGGCCCCAACGCTGAACTTCTTCCGGTGCTTTGCCTAATAAAACATCACCTAATTGAGTTCCACCGATTAATGGAACATAGTCTTTAACGTAATATTGATTAGCAAATTTTTTGGCGGCATCAAGAAAATCACCAATTTTTGCAACATTGGGATTGACGGTTGGTATTGGACCAATCGTGGCTAGTTCATTATCGTCAGGCATAGCTAATTTTATAGGACTTCTATCATTACATCAACGCCGCCGCCTTTTCTGATTTCACCACGTTGAATCATTAAAACGTCTATCTGGCCGTCATTGTCATATACCCCAGCATCTTCAAGGGCATCCAATACGGCTTTAAGTCTATTGTCTAAATCAGTAACTATCTTTGACCGTGGGTACAGCCACAACGTAACTTCTAAACGTTGGTTATTATACTTTGGTACGTTTTGTTCAATAACGCACTCTGATACCGAAGTCTTAAATTCCCGCCCAGCTTTGCTTAAAACAGTATGGCCACGAAAGTTTCGCCAATAAGTGTTTACAGATGGCGGATAAGGCAGTTTAATAACGGTCATAGTAAGTATTTGATTCTTAATAAAGTTTTGGTAGTATTGCACAAACTTCTTAAAAAGGTAAGTTATGGCTAACCCAGGGTTGACACGTGAACAAATGCAAGAAGCGGTTAATGCTTTTGCAAAGACCGGCAGTAAAACAGAAGCGGCCAAATTAATAGGCATAAATCCAAATACATACACTACTAGGCTTAGATCAGCATATTCCGCCGGTATTACGCCTACTGTAGCAATTGCCAATAAAGAAGTAAATGCTTTGTTAGAAGCAAAAGACAAAATTAGGCAATTAGAAGCAACAATTCATTCCCAAGAAGAAAATACGTTGACGGCTGAATACATTAAATCAACCATTTTAAAAATGTCTAAAAAGGAAATATCGCCACCTAATTGGCTGGTACGTCCAAACAAAAAGAAAAGAAGTGCTGGTGTTCCTACATTGATGGCATCAGATTGGCATTGGGGTGAAGTAGTTGACCCTAACCAAATTAATGGCGTAAACGAATACAACGTAGCGATTGCACAAGACCGTGCAAGGGTAATGATTGAAAAGACAATTGATTTATTAAAGAATCACGTAGCGTTAACTGATTACCCTGGCATTGTGTTTGTGCTGGGCGGCGACATGGTATCTGGTGACATTCATGAAGAATTGATGGCTACCAACTCTATGGAAATTATGCCAACGGTTATTGATTTATTTGGTGTATTGACTTGGTGTATTGAAACTTTAGCCGATGAGTTCGGAAATGTCTTTGTTCCGTGCGTATCCGGCAACCATGGACGTAACACGCACAAAATTAGGGCAAAAGGCCGCAACTTCACATCCTTTGATTGGTTACTCTATCAGTTTCTATCAAAGAGGTTTGAAAATGATACCCGTGTGCAGTTTCACATTCCTGACGGTTCCGATGCCTATTATTCAATCTACGGACATAAATATTTACTTACACACGGCGACCAATTTCGTGGGGGTGATGGTGTCATTGGCGCTTTAGGCCCAATCATTCGTGGCGACCACCGTAAACGGTCTAGGAACGCCCAGATTGACATGGAATACGACACAATGATATTAGGTCATTGGCATCAACTTATTCAGCTAGAACGTCTTATCGTCAACGGTAGCCTTAAAGGTTACGATGAATACGCATACGCTAATAACTTTGGTTTTGAACCACCACGCCAGGCTTTATGGATTACCCATCCAGAACACGGTTTGACTTTTAGTATGCCGGTTTATGTTGAACGTAAACGTAAAGAAATTTCTAAAGATTGGATTACTTGGAAATGAAGTTGACACCAGAAGCCGTACGAAATATGTACGCTTTCTTATATTGTTGCTACCCATTTACAAAATGGAAACTTCCTTTACCTGAAGAAATAGATTTTCAAATTGTGCATGACAAAGATGCGCTTGGCACTTATATGTATGACACCGGTGAAGATTTTGAACACACAATAACTATATCGTCAGCCCGTTGTGGCCACGCATATACAGCCCTTACCACGCTGGCGCATGAAGTCGTACATATGTCATTTCACCGACAAAAAGGTGACAAGTGGGCGCAACATGGAAAAGAATTTAGTAGGCGTTGCAAAATGGTTGCAGAAGAAATGGGATTTGACCCGTTGGAATTATGAATATTTGGTGGCCATTAGATAAGCCCCATAATTCGCAACAGCATATCCAAAATACATCCAAGCCAATCCAGCATTTCCTTTCCAAAAGCTTTCAATACAAATGTAAGCATAGATTAGCCCTGTAAGAATAATTAGATTACTACTCATTGATTAACGCTTTCGTTTGTTCAAGTAGTTCTTCTTCCGTGATAGCGTACTCCCTTTCAAAGCGCTTTCTACCCATTCCGTGAATACCGGTATCGAATCTATGATGGGCGGGGCATAATGGGATAACAGGGGCATTACTTCTTTTGCTAGTTCGTCTAATGTGATGCAATTCTGCTGGCGTTCCCGGAGTTCCTTGATGCCGACATAACGCACAGCCGAGGTCAGCGATTTTACTATTACGGATTTTGTCATTCTTAGTCATTAATTAAATCTGCCTGGGGTACAAAAAATGCTGGTCGGCCGCCTTGTGGGTCTTTCCAATACTTTTGTTGCTTTGCATGATAACCGTACATATATCCACGCACGTAATACTTACCATTACATCCAGTTAGCAAATAATATTTTCTTTCATCTGCATCTGTAGGATGAATTATAAGACTACCGTGTAAATGTTCTGTAGCACGTACATCATGCGGTCCTACGTCACACGCACCTGGCGTACCTTTAGACCAAAAGATTTGCAAGTGTTTAGCAAGCGCACATTCAGCTAATGCGCCTTCAATAGACATTTGCCAGCCATTGCTGTCTTTAGCGCCGTAACGGTGTTTTGAACCGTTCTGAAGGCATTGCACGGTACGTTGGCATCCTACAAAAGCCGCCATTTGAATTTCTGCTGGCGACAATTGGATTATGACGTCCATTGCTTTTTAATTTCACGTAAACAATCAACTTCAATTGCCATAGCATCATTGACTAATCGGTGGGCAATTTTAATTGCATCTTCATATTTTTTATTGTTTTGCAATTCGTAAAGTTTGTTTACGCCTTTTTGCATACTAATAATTAATTCTGAACGGTCAATCATTTGGTTGTTCCCCCGTAAACTTGTTGTTCTAAATAATTTACTTTGTCACGCAATTGTTTAATTTCTTGTGTTTGTTTTTGTATTCTTTTAATTGCTTCATCAATCATTTCAACTAATTCTTCACGTGTCATTTGGTTAATCTTTCAAGGTTACGGTTGCTTGCTTCTTGGGTACGCCAGGCTTCAAATCTAAGCTTGGCCGCTTCTAATCTAAACTTCCACATTTCTGTTTTATACGTTGCGGCACCAATAGCTTTGCATAAGTCTTGATAATCTTGGCTGGCATATGCTTCACGTTCTTGGGCGCCCAAACTTTGTTCAGATGATTGTTTCATCTTAATTGCTTTTAATGAACTTTTGTATGCTTCCAATTCTGCAAGTTCACCTTTTGCTTTAGCGTATTCTGGTGCAAATTCGTATAGGTAATCAACGCAATCATTAGGGTCAACAACTTTGGTATCTGGTTTCATTTTTCTTGTGCCTTTCTTAGTCGTTTTGTTTCTTTGTTGTTTCTTTTTGCCCTAAACTCAACAACTAATCCTCGCCATTCTTTGCGGATTCTGAAATCTAAATCATGCACTAAATTGCAATCACAACAAGCCATTTTGTAATTCTTACGAATAGGTCTAATCCAATCTGTGTAATCGCCAGCTTTTTCTACTTCATGCTCTTGATAAGTAGTCATTTCTCTTGTGCCTTTCTTAAATCAAATCTAATTCAGTTATTGACGGAGCAATGTAATGCTCTTTTTCCCATTTGGCACAATATTCTTCCGCATTT